CGATTGGACCGTACTTTTTTTTAAGAAATTGACCTTTATCCAGGCTCAAAACAACGTAATACTCCGCTGCCTGGTCAAGAATAACCAATTAAACGAATCGGATATTCCCAAGGAGGCCCCATGAAAGATTACGACTTCTCCACCAAAGAGGGCACCATCCGGGCCATTTGGAACGAGTGCATTGACCAGGGGTTGGACCTGGCCTCACAAATCGCCTATGTACTGGCAACCGCCGACTGGGAAACCGGCCATACTCTTCAGCCAGTGCGGGAAGCCTATTGGAAAAGTGAAGCCTGGCGGCAGGCGAATCTACGCTATTATCCCTATTATGGCCGGGGCTACGTGCAACTCACCTGGGAGCAGAACTACCGGGTCTATGGCGAGAAGCTGGGCCTGGACCTGGTAAACAATCCCGATTTGGCTCTGGAACCGGAAAACGCTCTGTTTATCCTGATTGACGGCTTCAAGACGGGGGCCTTCACCGGGAAAAAAATCACCAACTATATCAATGACCAGGGCACCGATTATTACAATGCAAGAAGAGTAATCAATGGCACCGATAAGGCCGATGAGATCGCCGCCCTGGCGGAAAAATATCAGGCCCAGGTGGAAGCGGCGGGGTAATAAAAATGGGCTTCTGGCGGGAATTTCTGTCCAGCAATAATGATATCGTGCATTCGCCCACGGTGCTCATGGCCTTCTTCGGCCTGATCCTGGCCACGCCCATTGTTGCCTTCTCCCTCGAGGCCCTTTACTTCCATATCTTCACGCTGCGCAAGGGTTTGGACGGTCCCAGCGTCAACCTGCTCCTGGGTCTGCTGGGGGCGGCCACGGGCGGCCTGGGCACTACGGCCTATTACAGCAAAACCACCATGAGCCAGATCACCAGTATCGGCGCCCCGGGTGAAGCCGGCCCCGGACCGCCGACCGGAAAGGCCAAACCAGCACCATAAAAGGAGATTATTATGGCTTTTGATAAGGAAGTGGAAAAATTAGCGGCAGGAGCCGACGCAGTCACCTCGCGTTGGAAAACCTGGGGCCTGGCAGCCCTGTTCATCTTCGTGGCGGCGGTCATCGTTGTGGCGATCGTCAAGTTTTTCTTTTAGCTCAGTTGGATGGCGCAGCAAGACTTGCTGGGACAACCGGGTAGTCAAGTCGCGCATCTTCACTTATAAGGCCCCCGGGCCGGAATTGTAGGAGGTTGCCATGCTGGCATTGTGGGCTTTAATTCCTTCCACTTTTAAATGGCTTGGCTTGGTGGTGCTCATCGGCGCCCTTGGCCTGGGCGCATGGAAATGGGAACATGCCGCCAAACTCAAGGCCGAGGCCGAGGCGCAGCTTTTTAAAACTGCCGCCGGCATTTCTCAGGAACAGGTGCTGGGTTATCAGGAACGAGCGGAGATCCAGGCCAAGGCCACCAAGAAAAGGGGGCAACTCAATGACTGGCAAAGGCAAGGCGATTTGGATAGCCTGTCTGGCGACTTTAATGCTTCTGGCGGGGTGCGCGGGGGGAGCGGGGCTGCAAGCTCAAAGGGAAGCCCTCAGCCCGCTACCCGCGGTAAATTTACCGACAGAACCGGCGCTCAATACCAAGAAGCTCCTTGACGCCAAGGGGGCCCCGGCGGGTCTGCTCTTTCCTCCAGAGGACGCATTTCGGGAGGCGCATTACCGGAATGATCTACGGGAGGCCGCCGAACTGGGCGCCGCCAATACCAAGACGGCCAATAGGATTTTCGAGGTGCTGAAGACGCCGCCCAAATCCTGGTGGCAGTTCTGGAAATAAGGGAGCGCCATGTGCCAGCGCCTGCAAACCTTGCCGCCGCGCCAATGTGCCGGCTGGCAGCCCCGGGCTGATCCGGCTTATCCGCCGGATCTTTGCTTTCACTGGATTGCCGCCTGGGCCTGCCGCCGCCCCGATTTTGGTCCCTGCATTTGGGGCGGCCAGCCGCCGTTAATATATCCAGGGCCGCCGGGAGATTGCCATGATTGATAGCAGCATGACGCCGGCGGTGCGCCGGGCCTATGAGCGGTCGCGGCAGGCGAGATTACAAAAAAGGCTGGAGGCCCGCCAAAAAGAGCAAAGTGGGGTAGCCCCGGATCCGCCGGCACCAGATAGCAGCTCAAAAATGGGGCCGAAGGGGGACGCCGTCCCTAAGATCCCCTCAGTCTATGAGGACCTGTATCAAAGCCTGACCCAAACCGCCGCCGCTAAATTCCGCTACTCCCCGGCCAACTGCCCTCGTCCCGACGATCTCTGCCGGAGTTGCCCGGAGGCGGCGAGGTGTGGCTGAAAAACTTGGCGCGTTTTTGCCGCAAGTCAAGAGAAAAATAAAAAATAAATCATAAATCATCATAATTTTCCCACAGCCTCTTCTAGGTGGGCGGCGCTCAGGTGGGCGTAGATTTCATCGTTGTCATGCTGCTTCAGGCGGACCATGGTGAGGAGAGTCATACCGCGGGAGCCTACGGGTTGTCAATCCTAATAAATTTATGTTTCGCGAAAGAACCTACGCAGACTGCGCCAATAGAAAGCATTTCGGCATGAGTGCGGGTTTTGGGGCCGGACTTTCTCGCCACCAGGCGTCCATTAATTTGATAAGTCCTTTCCGGTTTGGTAAGCCCCACATATTGCCAGTTATCGGCCCTATATATGTTACCCATGTGTCCCTGCCATTCATCGGCATAGGTTACTAGGCAGGGCCAGGCCTGGCGGTCAATTAATTTTCTGGACCGGGACAAGAGAAAGGTGCAGGCATTTTGGGGAATGCCTGGCTTAATAGCCAACCTGGAAAGACATAGGACGCCTTGCCAATTATGGGGAAAGGTTGCCTCTGCTGCTGATCGCGTTGGTGGAATCCACCAAGCAACCCCCGCGCATTGCTCATCAAAAAAATCTCCAGCCCGGAAAAGTCCATGCAGGTAGGTAGCAGTATTGGAGGCTCCGGCGGCATAATGATACGTTTCAATAATTCTACGAGCCACTTCAATGCTAACGGGGCGAACGGTCCATTCATTTTTTTTTATGACGCTTCTCAATTTTTCTCAATCCCTAAATTTGGTCCATTACCAGGTCTATCCTCAGCGGATCCGGCGGCTTAGTCGCGTAGTGCATCACCTTCCTCCACCAGCCTGATCCGGCCTGACTCAAGCCACCAGATTTGAATCTCAGGGATGGGCGATGGCTTCGCTTCTTGTGAGGTAGCGAAAATTATGATTGTGTCAAAGTCCGGCTCAATTTCCAGCAGGAAGTCAATAAGTGCGGTCCGGTTCGAGTGGTCAAGCAGGTCGGCTTCATCGATCAAGAGCAGCCGGGCCTCGGCCAGTTTCGCCAGGACATATTGAAAGGCCACCCCCACTCGGAATTTGATCGACTTGCTCAGGGTGGCATAGGGGGAACCGGACAACTCAATGTTCAGGTCCTCAGTCAAGGCAAGGTCGCGTCCGGGGAAAAGGTAAACTGAGGGGACTTCCAGCAGGTCATTGACCGGCCTCAGGGCCTCGGCGATCAACTGACTTGGAATCCCGGACGGTGCCAGTGCCTTAGCTAGGGCGTCGTAAAGGCCTACTTCCTTCTCGGCCACTTCCAACTTGACCGCGGCGGCCTCGGCCACTTCCTTCTTGCGCCAGAACTCCCGCACTGCGTCCCGGAGCTCATCGCCGGTTTGTAGCCGGGTGTCTATGGCGGTGATATGCTCGGCTATGCCAGCCGTATCCTGGGCCTGGAGCTGCTGTTCTTTCACCTTAGTGATCTTAGCCGTGAGGTCTTGGACCTTGCGGATGTAAATGTCGAAGTCCACCTGCTTGTTTTTGGCTTCCAGTAACCCAAAGGAGAGCCGGTCCACCTGCTCCCGTTGCTCCTGAAGTTGGGCTCCCACCTTCTTGACCTTCTCCGGGTCCGGAGCGGTGTCGCCGGGGATGCCGACTTGATTGGATTTGGGGCAGGGCACGTCGGTCCCATTGAACACCGGGCACAGTTCGGGGTAGAACCGGGGGGCCTTGCCGGGCTTTAGGGCTTCGGCCTGCCGCTCCAGGTCCGCCAGGATGGGCCGGTTGATCTTGAGAGCATCTTCCCATTCGGCAATCTCGCCCTGAGCCGGGGACTCCACCGGGGCTGCCTCCAGGTCCTGCAATTCCTTTTCCAATTCCGGGAGTTTGTCGGCCTGGGCCTCGGCCTTGCCTAATTTCTTTTGCAGATTGTCCCGCTCAACCCGGAGCTTCGATAGGCCGGCTTCCACGTCGGCCACCTGAATGTCCGGGAGGATGCGCAGGACCCCGCCAATGGTGGCCCGGGGGGCGGGGTCTTCAACCGTGGACTCGTCCCGTGCCCGCTTGGCAATGCGGCGACGGGTGATGGCCTCCTGTTCGGCGGCCCTAAAGCCCTGAGTGGCGGCGAGTCCGGCCATTTGATGAGGGATAGTTGATCCCTGGTCAAAATCAGGGATCATCACCGCGAGTTTTTGGTAGATGGTTTCACCTTTGGGTGACAGCCCCGGCAACAGCCGAAACAGCACCTCCCGCCGGGCCTTGTCCTCCAGGGACAGAAAGGCCATGGGGTCCGAGAGAATTATCGCCATGACCTGATCTGAGGGAACAGGGCCGGAGGTGGTAGCCGGGGACTTAGGGGTCTTGTGATAGGTGGTGACTTGCCCGTCATCCCAGGTAAGGGAAAGGTCCGCTGCCTTGGCGCCCTCTCGGATGAACGCAGCCTGCTCTTCGTGTTTCTTGATGCCCCGGGCCTGGCCGCCGGTGAGAAGAACTTGAAGCGAATCTCTCAAGGAAGACTTACCCGCTTCATTCGGACCTATGCAAAGGTGGATCGGGGCCCCGGATAAGTCCCATTCCACTGATTCAAGTGCAAGGAAGTTTTTCACTGATAGCTTTTGAATTTTCAAGGTTGGTCCTCCTCCTTTAAAAAGTTATGCCCTCCCTTCTCCCAGGAGGGCGGGGCCTTGCGACCCGGGCCTGTTTGCCGAAGATTACCGCCATAGAACGAGATGGCTATGTGCCTGCGGCGGCCTAAACTCCGAATCGGAGTCATCCCGGCGTTTGGTCAGGGCCTCAGGTGCAGCCCCTGGAGGTGCAGGCGTCCGGGGAAATCAAAGCATCTCTTTATCTTCAGCCAGCCATTTCGGGATAGTAATCTGGACCTCACCACCTACCCCGTGTATCACCGCAATCTGGCTTTTGGGTAGCCAGGTATCGTCGCTCCCGTCAGGTTGCCAGTCGTTGAGCCGGAACAGGATCGCCATGCTGGTTTCCCGGATGATCCGGCCTTTAAAATCGACGTCTTCTTCTTCCTCTGGATTGAAATAGGCCATGGGTATTGTGGGTAGATAAAACAAGCCCTTTCACGGAGGGCCTCCGGGTCGAGAATGTCAAGGTTATTTGGCTTTAGAGAAGCCTATTTTTTCGACCTGTCTTTGTGGCGCCGTGGAGATTATGCTGTCAAACAGGTCGATACGTTTAATCCGTTTTAACCCGCGCTCCAAACTCGTTTTAGTCAAATTGAGCAACGGCCATACCTGACCGGGTTCGAGCCCCGCCGCCAGCAGGTCAACGGTAATCTTTTCGGGATCGAGGTCGTAGGTGGTGGAGGTGGAGGGGCCATAAACCATGTCATTTATCTGCACCGGCCCGTTCACCTGCACCCATGCCTTGAGACGTTCCTTGAGGGCTTTCTCCATCTCGGTTATCGCCAGGAGGATGCCGGCCGCCTTCACCGCGTCCGCCTGGGTTGCCGGGGCCATGACTTCGACGGGTATGAGGGCGGACTGCATAACCGGGCAATGGCTTTGGACACCGCACATCGAACAATAAGATCCAGGCCGCGGGTCCCAATGCTTCTCAGCTTCGATGACGGCGATCTTGGCTTCAAGTTCTGCCGGCACGGTGGCCAGGTCTTCGGGGGTCAAGAGGATTTCCCGCTCGGTGCCATAGCGTAGGAAGTGGAGCCGCAGCAAGACCTCCTGGGCGTCAGGATATAGGGCTTTACGGACCGCCCATCCATATATACGGGTCTGAAGGTTCTTCTCGATTTTCATTACCGCTCTGTTAGATTTCCAATCCTGCACCACGACCAAGCCGCCCTGTCGGTAGGTGAAGTCCACTACTGCCCGGAAAAAAGCATCCGGGGCAAAGAACTCCGTGGGCTGCCAGTCCCGGTTAAAAGCCAGTTTCTTTTCGATGCCGGGGGCCTCCATAGGGGGAAGGATGAAGTTTTGATAAAATTTTTCCCAGATTATCGGCACGTCGGCGGGTGCATCAATGAATTTTCCGGCTCTTTTGGCCCATTCCCAATCAGTCTGCAATCCGTTTAGCACCAGCCGGTTAAGATAGTCCGCCACTATCCGGTGAACCGTGCTCCCGGTGACAAGGGCCTCAGACTCAGCGCGGGGGATGCGGTCAATGCGCACCAATTTGTAAGCCCAGGGGCAAGAATCAAACAAGTCTAGGGCTGAGAAGGAATAGCCCGGGGGCTTTTTGGGGGTTGTCATATAACCTCCTTGCAAGAATTAGAGGACCTGTAAAGGCCCCCTTTACCTAAAGTCTCATTCATATGGCCGGTCGCTCCAATACATCAAGAGACCCCAGAAGCTACCGGCGATGAGGGCCGCCGCACCTAAAAGAGAGATTTTCTCGCGTGCCCCCTATTCGCCTGGGGTTGGGCCGCGGGAACTGGCTCCCGCACGTTATCCAGCCGTTCCTGGCCTTCCTGTACCTCCATCGCCGTGGTGATGCACAACGTGATCCCGGCCTTCGTGAAGGATTCCTTGACCATTTCGGGAGTCAAACCGTTGCTCAGATCCTTCAGGTTGTCTGCCAATTCCAAAACTACTTGCATCTCGCCCCTCAGGTTCGGGGCCCAGTCGAGCCACTGGCCAATATGGACTCCATTGATGGTTTCCAGGGGAATAGGCAGGTCCACCATGGTCTCGGGGTGCTTGACGAGTTCCCATACTTCGACCAGGGTCAGGGCCTTGGGCTTGAGTGCCCCCGTTGCCACCTCCTGCCCACTGTCGTTTTCCGGCTGCTGGCCTTGCGTCCCTGCCGCTGCTGAGGCTTCCGGGGCGGGGGCGGGTGATTGGATAGCCGGGGGCTTCTTCGCCTCGTGGCGGGGCTTAGAAACGCCCGTTTTCTTGTTGGCCTCGATGGCTTCCGGGTCTGGGTAGAATTCGGCTGCGGTTTCGGCCTGTTCCGATGCCGGCTCTTCATGCGGGGCCACCATTAGCTTCCGGGCCTCCACATCTACCGTTTCCATCCTGACCTGGCGCTCAATGCGCCGTTTGGCAATCTCATAGCCTAACTCAGCCAATCTTTCTTCCGGGCCGCGGTACTCCAGGGAAACGATGTAGATCACCATATTTTTCCCGGTATCGGGGGTCGTGACCGTCTTGGGGGAAAGCACCAACATCAAAGGGATGCCGGCCAGGGGGCCGCCGGTCAAGTGCTTGATGAGGGCCAGGCTGGACAGAATGGCATTTATGGTGTTCCGGGAAGTGGTCCTGAACTTCCAGACGCCGCCTACCCGATTAACTCCTTCGATGAGGACCTGGAGGGTGCCTAAAGGTCTGCAGCGCGGCTGCCCCTTATAGGTGGCCTCCAGATGCTCGCAGGGGCAATGGACTGGGGCATACTTGCCATTTTCCCCGGTAAGCCGTTGCGCCTCCTCACCATCTCCGGAGCACCAGCACCGGGTCCCGGAGTAAGCGGAGTAACGGGTCATAAAATTAAGGTCAATGCTGTCATACAATAGGCGCACCGGGATTTCCAGGAGCTTGCCGTCACTCGGATTAATCTGATGCTCCAGGACCGTGTCCTGAATGAATCGGCCCGCCGCGTCCCGCTGCATCGTGTTGATGTGAAAGCAGTCGTATTTCACGGGGAGCATGTAAGTGCCGCTGCCGTCCTTCTTCTTCCGTTCATCCCCCAGGCCGCCGATCTTGATCTTGCCGCGTTCGGCCAGCTGAGGGGTCAAGCCTTTGATCGCCATAAATATTCCTCCTTACCGTTTTTCATCTTTACCTCCACCACAGCACGGCGGTTATTAAACAGGCCGCCAGCCATGAAAACACCACTATCGAACAAAGGCCCTCCGGCGGTGAATTGAGGTAAGTCCAAATAGAGACGGTGCATTTCGGGCAATCGCAATTCATTTCCTTCCCCTTCCTCTCCGGTTCTATAGAAGCCCTCTGCTTTAGATGTTGAGAATTAATATATATATGGATTTTCCAAAAGTCAAGAAAAAAATGCAAGCAAATTAAAAAAAATATTGACATTCGGAAAAACCCTTATATAATGGGCATTATGAAGCTGCGAGAATATTTGGAACTCATAAAAACTCGGCCATCTGTCTGGGCCAGGTCGGTTGGCCTTCCTCCGTCTGGGGTAGATTGCTGGATAAAGGGAACCACTCCCACCATTAAAAATATTTTTAAAATCCAAAAAGCCACAGAGGGGGCCGTGAGGCCTGATGACTGGAACGAAACACCCTAATAAGCCAGCGCTTCACCACCAAGTTCGAGAAGAAGGAGGGTTGTATGGTCTGCCAGGCGGGAGCGGGGAGATGAGCATGGATAAGGAAACCTGCGAATTCTGTGAGCATTGGGAAGAACCGGATGAGGAGCACGAAACCCTCGGCCTCTGCAACAACTATGAATCCCCTTTTTATGACAGAGCTATGGACCCTGAGGAAACTTGCAACGGCTTTACGGAGATCTGAAAGGCGCAAAGGAGAGGATGAAGTGAAAATTTCACCGCGCAAGCCACCGATGCCGGAGGCGCCGGTCCTTTAGATGACCGGTATCCCTTCTCCGGCTGAATTGATCTGCCTAGCGAACCTCAAGGAATGGCAGGCGGGAGTGGCGTTTGACCGGGAATGGGGCGATTTCGCCTGCCTCCGGCCCCAACCGCTACGCCGGCCCCGGTGGTGGGCCGAGGCGACCCCGGCAGTGCGCCGGGCCTGGGAGCAAAGGTGACATGGGATACCTGGGATACCTGCTCGTCTTCTACGCCGGGGTGCTCGTGGGATTTATTGCCCTGGCCCTGTTGGCCATGGCTGGCCTAAAGACTAAAACCAGCCCAAAAAAGGGAAAGGATGATGGCTAAAATATCCTCTTCTGATGGAACTATAATTATAACTATTGATAGTTGCAAATGTGAGAGTACTGGCGGTTGCGAATTATGCAAACCACATCCTTATTTTTTTAAGATAGTTCCAACTCCGCCCATAATTACCCTCTTATTTTGTCAGGGCATACCGGGCCATCAAAAGTTGCAAGATGATCAAATATTCTAATCTGACCCAAAATTAAGGATTTATTTTGATCGGTGGAAACACCCGTAAGCGGCAAGGAGCACCTTAGCACAAGTTAAAAGGAGAACATCAATTGTTTATAGCAAAAAGGATGGAGGAGTGAAATGATTATAACTGAAAATACTAAAATTGTAGAGCATTTTTTACCACGGGCAATAGATGATCAAGACACATTGAAACTCGAACAGATGTCAGATAAATTGACGGCTAAATCGATTAGACACATTCTTATTGCCGACAAATTGGAAGATATAGTCTGTTATACAGTCATGGACTTAAATTTTTTAATAAAGGCTATTAGCGTTTTACAAAAATACATACCAGCTCTGTTTTGTTGTGTGCAAGCTCCTGTTCATAAAGCAGAGATTAAATAAATGGGGACGGGGTGAAGGATTAGGGATTAAGAAAGGACGGGGCATGGATGCGGCGTGGAATTGTCCGGGGTACCAGGCCCAGATCTCCGACCGGCAATGTCTGATCAACCGGGAAGTGCGCCGGCATTGGGAACCGGCGCGGCCTTGCCGGGGGTGTCCCCGGGGAGAACGCCTAGCCGAGGCCCAGCCGGATTTGGCGGCGGCGCTGGCGGAGCAGTATGGTTCGCCTCAAAAGATCGATTATTTTAAAACTTTGAGGTTTGGCAGGTTTTATTAAATAAAAATCGGCTGATCGCCGCTTTTAAACAGTTTCCGCGCAGGGGTTGCCCCGGCGGAAAGCGCAGCAGGAACAAGGGACGCGCCTCCCGAGCGTGGTAATCCCCGCCGGGCCTGCTGCTTTACTCTGCGAGACCTTGCGGGTGGTCTCTCCTTCCTGGCGGGAAATCGGGAAAAGAACTCGGGCGCCGTTTTTTGGCCTACCTGCTGGGGAGTAGGCGGCCGCCAGGCGGCGCCCGGGGGATTTTAAGGGGCGGGAATTGGGGATGCTGGTGGAGATTCATTGGGAAATGGCGGGCGCGGCTGGTGGCGCCTCTGGGGCCGGTGCTGGAGGGGGTGATTTTTTTTGGGGGTAGGGTGAAATATAACTTGACAAGGGGTTTTCGGTGGCATAAAGTCCCCAATAGTAACTAATTAAAGGGGGCCGACATGGCCAGAGATTACCCAGTTAAAGTCAGTTTCTCCACAGCCGAGAAAAAATTGCTTGAGGACGTAGCCCGCAAAGAATCCAGGCCCAAGGGCCAGCTTTTGCGGGTTATTTTTTTGAATAAGTACGCGGCGGCGGAGAAAGAAGATTCCGATCAGCTATCCAAATGAGTAATAAAATATGACCCGCCCACGTAAGCAAACCGTCGATTGGTTCCCGCACAGTTGTGATCATGGGATGACCATGTATGTCTTAGACAAGCGATATGGAATTGCCGGGTACTATTTTTGGTTCAGGCTCCTTGAGCTTTTAGGAAATTCTGAGGGCCACTTTATAGACGCAGAAAATCCCGCTAAATTTGAATATCTTCAAGCATATACCCAAACAGATAAAGACACCTGCAACGAAATTCTTGATTTATTATCCACCCTTGAAGCAATCGACCCTAAGTTATGGAAAGATAAACTAATTTGGTCAGACAACTTTGTAAAAGGACTTGCCGCTTTATACCGGAATCGCAACCTTCCTCTCCCGGTTAGGCCAGACAACTACCGCGAGAAACCCGCCGATGAGGGGCAAAACCCGCCAGAAACCCCACAAGGAAGGAGAGTAGAGGAAGGGAAGGAAGGAAGGGAAGGGAAGGAAAAAGATATACCCCCCCGCAAGTCTAAAAAATTCGAAACCCCTCTTCCTGATGATTTCACAATTTCCGAAGCAGTGCGAACCTGGGCAACCGGAAAAGGGTTTTCTCGCTTAGAGGACCATCTCGAATCCTTTAGAGACTACGCCTTATCACGGGGCAAGACCTATGTCGATTGGGACAGTGCCTTCAAACGTGCTATCCGAGAGGACTGGGCAAAAATTAACAGCAACGGCCAAAACAGACAACCAACTTTAAAACCAGGAGAATCGCATGGAAACCAGCTCGCAGGCCAAACCGACAAATATGCAACTCGTCAAGGACGGCGCACCGTTGATCTCGATTTCCCTGAATGAGTGCCACCAGGCGCAAACCAACCCGGTATTTTCGCCAGACGGGAAAAAAGCCAAGTGCGAACGATGCCAACAATTCAAGGTGGTGGCTATAAAATTCTCTTCAGCCAAAACAGGAGCAAAACGGGTCTGCGACGACTGCTATCGAGAATTGGTCAATGAATTCAACGTAAGATTGCTGGAAAAAATAAAAGTAAACCCCAGCCCCCTTTTAAATGCGGCGGGAGTCCCGAAGAGATTCTGGGACTGCACCCTGGATAATTATCAGGGTTATGAGCGTCTCAAGGTAAAAGTGCGCCCGACCTTAATATCAGGGCCAGCGGGGACGGGGAAAACCCACTTGGCGGTGGCCTACCTGCGGGAAGTGCTCATTAATATCGAAAGGGACGACGATTGTATTTTGCATTTGGGCCAAGAGCGGGGGCATTTTGTAGAAGCCGTCGATTTGTTCATGCGGCTAAGAAATAGCTTCAATGACAAGTCAGAAGGCGAAACTGAAACATTAAAACCTTATCTGGAAAGCCCATTTTTGGTTTTAGACGACTTGGGCGCAGAAAAACTTTCAGATTATGTGCGCCAATGCCTCTATCTGCTTATCAATAAGCGATATGGGGATTGTCAAGAAACCATTATTACCAGCAACCTCTCCCTGAAACAAATCAGTGAAAATTATGGGGATAGGCTGGCCTCCAGGATCGCCGGGATGGGTGAAGAACTAATTTTGAAGGGGAAGGATCGGAGGATAACCGGATAAAAAAACTCTCCCTTCCCCCTCGTTTCCGGCCTCTATGAACGAGGTAGAGCCCCGGACGGTTCACCCATTATGAGCAGTTGCAACTGCGAGAGAGAGGGTCCGAATGAGTCACAAACAGCAAAACCAGCAGCCTCAACTCTACAATCCACCGGCTAACCCAGAAGCGGAGCAGTCTGTCCTGGGGGCCATCCTGGTACGCCCGGAGGTCCTGGACACGGTAGCGGACCGGCTTGCTCCGGGCGATTTCTACCGGGAGGCTCACGGGAAAATTTTCCGGGCTATGCTGGATCTCTACGCCAAAAACGAGCCGGTGGACCTGGTGACCGTCAGCGCCCTGTTGAAAGAGCGGGGCCTGTTGGAGGGAGTGGGAGGTGCGGTCTTCCTGGCCGGCCTCAGCGAAGAGGTGGGGTTCGCCGTTAATGCTGGCCATTACGCCCGTATAGTTCAGGACAAGGCATTACTTCGGCGAACCCTGGATGTGGCACAACGAATCGCCGGGGGTTGCCTGGGGCTGGTTGACAATGTGGCCGAATTTCTTGACCAGGCAGAGCAGCAGGTCTTCGATCTGGCTCACGGGTCCCAGGGCGGCTCGGCCATGCACCGGATTAACGAAATCTCCCGGGCCAATTGGAACCGCCTGGAGGCCCTGTACTACCAGGGAAAAGAAGCTACAGGGCTACTGTCGGGGTTTTACGACTATGACCGTCTGACAGCGGGGTTTCACCCCGGAGAGATGACCATCCTTGCGGCCCGCCCTGGCATGGGGAAAACATCCCTGGCCTTGAATGTGGCCTGGAATTGTAGCCAGACAAACGCCGCGGTGGCGATCTTCTCCCTGGAAATGAGCAAGGAGCAACTTACCCAGCGTCTCATTGCCGGGGCCGCCCGCATAAATGGCCACCACCTCCGCCGGTGCCGATTGTCCCCGGACGAATGGGCGGCAAGAGGAAAAATTCAAAACAAATTAGAAGATGCGCCAATCTGGATAGACGACACCCCGGGCCTCACGCCGTTGCAACTCCGGGCCCGGTGCCGGCGGCTCAAGGCCCGGCATAATCTCGCCCTGGTGATCGTGGACTACCTCCAGCTGATGCGGGCCCCCCGGCTCCGTTCCCGGGATGAGGAAATCAGCCATATCGCCTACAGCATCAAGGAGCTTTGCCAGGAGCTTTCGGTGCCGATCATTGCCGTCGCCCAGGTTAACCGTGAGGTCGAAAAGAGGTCAGGGAACCGTTACCAGCTATCAGACCTCCGGGAATCCGGCTCCCTGGAGCAGGCCAGCGACAACGTGCTCTTCCTCTACCGTGAAAAAGAGGGCGTGACGGCCAACATGGATTTGGCCAAGCAGCGCAATGGGCGAGTAGGGGGCTTTCAGTTGGCCTATTCTGCCGCTTATACCAGATTCGACAATTTTGCAGGCTGACGGGGCCCTAAATGATGAAAATCCGGTTCACTATTATTTTAGAACCCAGAAGCCAGAAACGGGCGCGCTCCCGGGGATTCATCATCAAAGGTGGCGGCAGGTATGGCCAGGATATCGCCAGAGCTCAGACTTATACCGACAAGGACCAGCGGACCGAACAGAACAAGCTCATGGCCCTGATGTACGAGCATCGCCCTTCGGTGCCATTCGAGGGGGCCGTTCTTCTTGGCCTGAGAGTGTTCCTGCCGATCCCCAAGAGCAAGTCTAAGAAATGGCGGGCGGCCGCCATGACCGGCGAGGTCAGGCCCACCACCAAACCGGATACCGACAACCTGGTCAAGCAGATCACGGATTGCGCTAAGGGGATTTTCTGGGCCGATGACAAACAGATCGTCGAACTCCATGCGCAGAAATGGTATGCGGAGATTCCGCGATGGGAAGTAGAGATCGTGTCATGCGAATCTAACCAAGGGACTCAACAGGGCGCCTGATATACCGCATATGGGATTGCCCGTTTTGAGAGTATGGTGATGGGCCAAGTCCTAGTCACATGGAAAGAGATTTCCGGGTATGTTCGCAAATCTATTCCATGGATTCGCAAAAAAGTCAACGAGCAGGGGTTCCCCGTTTTAATGAAAAAAGGGGGGGGACCCGGTTTGCCACGGAAGGTTTACACCACGACCAGTCTAATCGATATTTGGATTGCCAAACAAATTCAACAACAACGCCAGAAATAATTTTCTCCACCCCACACTATAACCCCCGTTCTAAACAAATCTCTTTCTCCTGCGCCAACAGAAATGCTGATTTCTGCCCGCTCATCTCTGCGCCTCCACCATAACCATGCCTCCGCTCGGCACATAAATCCGCACCATCCCGGCCCCGGTCACCACGATTTCCAGGTCGATATCTATGGTCTTCAACCCCAAGGTCACCGAACCGGATTCATCGTCGGTTTGGATGCGCTCAATTTCGGCCGGCCCCCACAGAAACCCCTTTTCAGTGATTTGCGGGACAAATTGCGTCTCTGGCCCCTGCTCCCCGGTGTCAAATTTAGAGCGTTCCATTATTGAGTCTCCTCTCCTTCTGCCGTTCGCGGTAAACAGCGTTCTCTTTGCCAGAAATGATTTGGGATCTCGAAAAGCTGAAAGGTGCTGATCGTTACCTTGTCGTCCATTTTTCTAGGCAATCCAAAAATTTAGGCATCCAGGCAGGAACAGGCCGCCGCCCGGATTCCCATGAATCCACCGCCCATTTCGTGACCCCCAGGGCCTCCGCCAGGGCCCGGCGGGACCGGAAACCCAGGCGGAGGCGGGCGGCTTTGAGGTCAGCGCCGGTCATGTTAATCAACCAGTCCCATTTCCCTGGCCAACTCGGTAGGCGGATAAACCTGCACCGCCGCCAGATGACCCTCATTGCCACGATGATGAGAGTTATCAATAATGCGGTCATCTAGATCAACTAACAAAAAATTGATCCATTCGGGGTCGTTTTTATTCTCCCGGTTGCATTGTTTGCCATATTTCAGGATTTGTGCCGCCGAAAACAATTCGGGCGTGTTGCCCAGGTAATCAGACACGATTCTAAATTTCCGCAGGTCCATTTGCCGTTCCTCCTGTCGTTTTGTTGATTGTAATATAGTACAGCGTACCACCGTTGTCAAGAAAAAAATGAAGAAAATGAAAAAAAAATAATCGGGGATCCAAGTACATAATTTTTATGGTTTTTTCCCGCAACTAGTTTCTCTTTTAAATTCTCTTCTGAATTTTAGGTATTAATTCCTGTTGACAACCCTCAAATATTGATGAATACTGGCTTTCAGGATGATCAACGATTTAACCGTCGAGGATGTAATAGGTTTTTATGGCACCGCTGATTTTCTCGGCTGGTACACGCCTGCGTTTCGTTCCCGGCAATTAAAAAAAATCTTCCGGGATAAACGCACCACGTCCGCGGAACGATTGGCCACAATCAAATATTTGGACGCGCACATGGGCGATGTCCCGGCCAAAGGACCGGACAGCGCGCCGTTGACCATCAACGCCTACCTGGGTAATCCTCCAGCGACAGACAACATAGAGGCAAATCTTGGCAAGCAGCCGGCATGAATATCGGTTTGATTTTAATGTTTTTGGCCCTACGGCTAACCGATTTAACTGGTGTTCTGCCGAATCTGGGGTGGTGGAAAAATGCGCCATGGGTGAACGGGGCACCGGCAAAACCGACGCGGGTATCGGCTCGATGACGCATCATGCGTTGAGGCAACCCCCGGAGACGCGGCCAATCCCCTGGGCTATTGTCCGGGATACCTGGAAAAACTTGGAACGCACTGTTTTAGACTCATTTCTCAACCCCCGTCCTGGGAGTTTCCCGGCGCAGATTAGACCACATTTAAAATTTCGAGACGCGGGGAGATATCTCGAGCTGCCCGGCGTGTGGGTTGCTCACCTGTTCGGCGTGGATTCGCTGGGCGACCTGGAAAAGCTCCGGATGCAGTTGGGCGGGCTCTGGGTAGAGGAACCGGCGCCCGCGGCAGTAGCTGATATTGGCGCTGGCATCGATGAATACGTGGTGACGCTGGGCAAAAGTTCACTGCGTTACCCCTGTCAGTGGCAGGTCTGTCAGGTGACTATGAATTATCCTGACGAGGATCACTGGACCTGGCGCAGATATGGGCAGGGCTATCGGCCGGGGATTCACCTGTTCAAAATCGGCAAGGGGGAAAATCCCGCCATCACCGATGATTATTATCGGCAGATGGAGGCGGACTTTAAAGACGACCCCGCTATGCTGGACCGCCTGGTTTACGGCAAGCCCGCGTTTGTGGTCCAGGGCGAGAGAGTCACCCCGGAATATGATCCGGTGATCCATCGGGCGGCAGTGCAATTGCAGCCTCAACCCAATGTGCCGGGAATCAGGTTTTGGGACGGTTATCTGCACCCGGCGTGTGTTGTGGCGCAGTTGACGCCACGGGGTTATCTGCATGTGTATGAGACGTTCCAGGGTGACAACATCGGGGTGCGCCAACTGATCGGTGATGAAGTGGCCCCGGCCATGAAAGAACATTATTCGATGATCCGGGAGTGGACCGACATCGGCGACCCCAGCATGGCCACGGCGGATCAGTCTGATTCTGGACAGAGTGCGGCGCAGGTAGTGTCCGAAATGCTGAAAACTCAGTTTATCCAGGGCCCCTCAGACTGGCGATTACGTCTAGAGGCCGTGAAATTCTCTCTGCTCAAGAAAATTGATGATCGGCCGTTTCTGGTTGTCTGTCCCACCGAAAAATATCTACACCGGGCGCTTCGCGGGGGCTGGCATTACCGCAAAGACCCGTCAGGCCGAATCCTAAGCGAAAAGCCTGTGAAGAACATCAATAGTCACGCGGGTGACGCCTACTCTCATGGTATTCCCCGGATACTCAGATTCGCAAAATACGCGTCCCAGAACCATGGGCAACCACGGGTAATCCATGACTGGAACGTCTATGGAGGAGCACGCTAATGGGATTCATTGCGAATATGTTCTCACCTCCAAGGCCACAGATGCCGCCACTTCCCCCACTGCCCGTTGCTCCCACAGACCCTGCTGCTGAAGCAGCGGCCCAGGAAGCGGCCGAGAAGGAGCGTAAGGCAGCTGCCCTGGCACAAGGGCGGAGTTCGACCATTCTCACCGGCGGTCAGGGTGACACTAGTGAGGCCCCGGTGACGAAGCGCACCTTATTGGGCGAAGGAGGATATGCCTATGCCACTTAAGCCGGGCAAATCGCGCCAGGTGATCTCTGAGAATATCTCTGAGCTGATGGCGGCGGGGTATCCGCAACCTCAAGCCATTGCCATCGCCATGAGCCACGCGGGCCTGAGCAAACAGGACAAAAAGGCTAAAAAATGAGCCTGGACATTAATTCTTATAAACGCCGGTTGGC